CAGCGAGCTCGATCTGCTTCTGCAGGAGCTCGATCTGGTTCTTCTGACCTTCGATGGTCTGCAGCGCGGCGGCGCGGGCCTGCTCGCCGTGCAGCCGCGCATAGGCACCGCGCAACGCATCGATGACGCGCGCCAGCGTGCCTTTGGCATCACCTTCGGCGAGCGCCTGCGCAATGATCAGCGGGCGGAGCGCCTGCTCAACCTGCATCAACCGTTGCGCCTGCTCGCTCGAGATCGTGCCGGCGGCGACGGCATCATTGAGCCTGCGCTGCGCAGCAGCTTCGGCCGCCAGGTCGGTGGCCGATTTCGCGGACTGGGCGGCCTGCTCGGCGATCTGCTCGCGAAGGAGTTCGCGCGCCCGGGTCTCGACATCGACGCCGTTCTGCACGGCTTCGGTCAGCGCCTTACGGCGGACCTCAGCCTGCTGGGCCGCGGCAGCTCCTTTCAGCCAGGCATCGGCCAGACCAAGCGTCGCCCTCGTATTGACCTCGACCACGCGCGACTGGTCGATATGCGCCTGCGTCGCCTCCGCGCGCGCCTTGGTTCCGGCCCGCGTGATGTCGGCTTCCGCGATGGCGACCGGGATGGCTTGGCCGGCAAGCTCCAGCCGCCGGCGCTCTTCGGCGATGGCGGCCTTCTGCGCCGGGGTCTTGGCTTGAAGCGCCTGGATCTCGAGTTCGTCGAGGCGGCGCGCCTTCTCGGCCGGATCGAGCCAGGACTGGATAGCGCGGGTGACCGCATCATACGCCGTCTCGACCTGCTTGAGGTCGGCGACCTTCTGACGGACCAGCGGGTCGTCGAGCGCGGATCGGAGCTGCGCCTGCCGCGCTTTCAGCGTCTGCAGCTCGTCGAAGCCGGGCGTGAGGTCGCGTGCCACCGTGCCGGCGCGGACCGAGAGCTCGTTGGCTCGTGCCTCCTTCGCCCGAACCTCGATGTTGGCAAGCTTGGCTTCGATCTTGGCGATCTCGGCCTCGACCTCCGCCAGCATCCGCGTGTTGAAATTGCGGGCCTGCGCGGCGAAGCGCGTGGGCGGGTTCTCGATCAGCGTCTGGAGACGCGCGCGTTCCTGCTGGAGTTCTTTGAGCCGCTCGTCGATCGGCGCACCATCGAGCACGCGCGAGATCGCCCGGCCCATGGCGTCGTAGGCATTCGACGCCATGCGGCCGACGAAATCCCAGGCGCGGCCAAGGGCGGTGGTCGCCTCCGAGGCATTGACCAGGCTTCCTTTGAGCGCGTCGAGCAGGACACGCTGGGCGCCAGTACGATCATTGTGATCGGCGAGCGTGCGGACGTACTGCCGCGTCCGGTCATCGAGGAAGTTGAGCTTCTCGTTGAGCGAATCCGCGCCCCGGATCGGGTCGGCAAAGGCGCCGGCAAGCTCCTTGGTCGCGGTCGCAACGTCCGTGCCGGTCGTTGCGGCATAGTTCTTGACGACCTTGATCAGGCCTTCGAAGTTCGAGACCGCGATCCTGCCGGTGCGCAGGAACGCCGCCTCCATCTCGCGCGCCGCGGCGACCGAGACATTGCCGGCGGAGGCCGACTGCTCGGCGATGCGCTCGATCTGCCCGACCGTTGCGCCCGCAGCCCGCCCGGTGCCGGCGAGCGCGACCTCGAGCTCCTTCTGGGACTCGATGTAGCGGTAATAGGAATAGCCAACCGCGGCGCCGAGCGCGGCGATCCCGCCCACGACTGCGACCGTGGGCGAAATCAGGCTGGTGAGGCCCTGCCAGACGCCGCGCAGGATTCCGCTAACGCCCGCGCCCGGGCCGAAGATCTGGGCGATCTGCGACCCCTGCTGCATCAGCACCATCAGGGGTCGCTGGCCGCTCGCAAGCGAGACGACGACGTCGTTGAGCTGGTAGCTGAGGTTGACCAGCTGATTGGACGTCAGCTTGCCGGTTGCGCCGATCGCCCCGAGCGCTTTCGCGGTGCCGTCGTAGCGGGCTTGCGCCAGTGCATGTGCCGCCGCTTGCTCGATGGCGGTGATCGCGCCGGCCTTGAACAGGGCGTTGGCTTCGGCGATCTCGGCGTTGAGCCTCGCCTGGGCGGCGCCGAGCGGGTCGATCTGCGCGCGCAACGCCGCGGTGCGGGCCGCCAGGTCTTCGGAGGCTCTTGCCGCCTCTTCAAACACCGCGGCGGATTCGCGAGCGGACTTGGGAACGCCAGTGCCGACGCCGAGGACGGTATTGAAGCCGCGCTGTGCCTGATCGGCCGCGGCAGCCTGCTTGGCGGCCTGCGCCAGCCGTTGCAACCGCAGCGCCTCGCGGTCGGCCGCGGCGCCCGCGGCGTCCATCGAGGTGGCGACGCCGCGGAATGCATCCTGCCCGGCCTTGCCGACCTCGTCGAAGGCGCGCTTGACCTCCGCCTTGCCCTCGACGCCGAGGCGGATCGAGACACTTGTGGTGGACATCGCTCGCTTACGCTCGCGTCCGCGTGGTGCTCATTCAATCGGAGTCCGGGGCATAGGCGCGGACGATGATTGGCTCGACCTCGGGGAGGAGTTCAACCAGCAGCGTGTTGAGCGCGCCCATGGCGTCGGCGAGTATCAGCACCGCCCCGAAATCGAGCGCGTAGACGCCGCCTATTCCCGCGCGCACTTGTCCGGCCGCGCGCTTGAGCACGCCCCAGGCGGCGATGCCGTCCGGCGTTGTCGGCGCGTGCTCGATGTACGGGCAGGACGAGCAAGCGGACGAACAGGCGGCGCAATAGCCGTCGCCCCCGCCGAAATGCCACTCGGCGAGAGCGATCAGGCGTTTTTTTCTGCGTCCTGGATCAGGGCCGGACCGACATAGAGCCGGTCGATTGCATCGAACAGCGACCAGACCTCGAGCGCCGCGTCGATCGTCTCCTTCGTGGGCTCGACCGGGTTGCCGTCCGCATCCCCGATCCCCTCCCAGGCGGCGATGCCCGATTGGGCGAGCGAACGCGTGAAGGCAACGCCGGCCTTCACCATGGCGTCGTCGCCGCCGGCGCGCAGCACGTCGGCGGCTGCCGTGCGCGCCAGCAGGATCGCGGCGACCGTGATTGGCCGGAACTGGACCCGGACACCGGGCAGGAGGTCGAGCCAGAACGGCTCGCGGTCGAACGCAAGTTTGAGCATTGGAGCCTCTTTTGCGGGAAACGTGAGATCAGTAGGTCGACACGTCGTTTTCGAGTGCGACGGTCATGGTCTTCTGCAGCGCCGGATCCTCTGCGGCCTGGAACGCGAACGCCGCCTGGATGCCGCCGGGGCCACTGATCGGCTGCTTCGGCTTCGGCAGGTAGACCTCGTGCAGCGTGAACAGGAGCGACTTGTCGGCGCCGATCGCCCAACCGAAGGAGAGCTCGCAGGCAGTGCCGGCGACCGCCTGGTCGAGCAGCACGGTGTCGGCGAAGCGGATGTTGACGGTGCCCGACACCGCGACCATTGCGGGATCGGCATCCTCGATGCGGCCGTCGGGCCGGATGACCTCGACCTTGTCCAGGTTGTTCGAGTAGGTGAGTTCCGCCGAAACGATGTGGCCGAGCGAAGTGCTGTCGCGCTTGATCTCGCCCATGAACTGCGAGAAGCGCTCGATCGCGGCCTCGGTGGGCGAGCCTGCGGCGGACGCACCGGCCTTGGTCTCGCCCTGCGCGATCAGGCTCATGGTGGCGTTGAGCAGGCCCGAGCGCTGCAGCTGGATTTTCATGGAGTTTGCGCGCACGCCGAAATTCATGCCGTAGCTCGGCACTTCCGGCATGCCGACCTCGATCGACATCGAGGGCAGCGTGAGCGCGCCGGAGACGAACGTGTGGGTATAGACGCCCGAGTTATCGACCGTAGTCGGTGCGCCAAGCAGCAGTTTCAGCCAGTAACCGAAGTTGCGAAGATCGACCGGGACGACGACATCGCCTTCGTTGTTGACGACGTCACGGCTCGGCGCCAGGGGCTCGCGCCCGTAGCCGAGGAGATCGCTGGCGATCAGGTTCTGCTCGTCGCCGAGCGCCGACGATACGAACGGAAGCTTCTTGTAACCGGCCACCGGCGGCGTGCCGTAGGTGGTCTCGAATGCCGCAGCCATGACGGCATTGGCGCCACGGGCGCGTGCCATGGGCATCTCCTTGAGCTGGTGATGGGGTTCAGTTCAGCGGATCGGTCGTGCCGTAGACCGCGATGATCGCGACGTCGGCCCAGCGGCCGGCGCGAGCGCCCGCGGTCTCGACGTCATCCGTTGCGGGCGCTTCCGCTTCGACGAAATCGCAGAGGCCGCCGAGCGTCCGGTCGGCGGCAACGGCTGTG